CTATTTTAAATAATCTTTCTCGGAAATAGTTTTCAGACGCTCTTTGTAATTGACAAAGGTTGAAAACTTAAAACGTTTAGGGTCTGTTAGTTTGTGAATATCCTTATCCGATACAGCTTTATTAAAATCAACAATAACTTTAATAAGTTTATTGATAATCATTTTATCGTTATCCATCAACTTATAGTAGTCTGTCACCTCTCGCAATCGAAAGTTAGTATTCAAAAGATATTTCTTATCTTCCAAAATAAGAGATTTCCCTAAATCCAATCCTTCGACATACCCTACCCTGTTTGACGGGCGCAATTTATACTTTAACTGATACCTTTTTGGCATATAACTACGCAGGGGAATAAGGAAAGTCAATTCTTGGATTTGCACCAAAACAATCGCAAAACCACGACCTTTATTCAAGATTTTCTTACTTTGAAAATCATAATCCATAGCTTGGATAATATCAAAATCTTTACACATTTGTAAATCAATTTGACCAAGTTTCAATCTCTTACTCTTCATCTACACCTACCACAAAAAAATCCTACCAACGGGATATTGGCAGGACGCATTTCCAATGGGATACTTCTGTTAACGAGCGCGTCCCTCCGCCCCCTCATTGCCACAAGGCATGGGTTTAACGACAAGCGATGTCGGAACATAGAAAGGAGGTGTTTAAACCGTTTCTGTTCACAATTATTATTCCACACATCCCTATATTTTGTCAAGAAAAATCTTCGCAACCATTATTGACAAAATGGCTATTTTGACAATAATACACATGATATATTTATTTTCCATGTGCAAATCGAAATCATGCAAACCGTTGATACGACTGCGTTTGTCTATTTTCCAAGTAAATTCCATGTGCGAATTAATGTGCGGTTCCACTCTATTTCAGCAAACAAAAAAAGCCCAGCAGACCGCTGGGTTGAAAAACTATTTAAACGTACCATAAGGTACGACATTGCGCCGATTTGACTCCTCGCCTGCTGCTACATAGCGACGTACACCGCTATGGCTAACATACGATACCCAAATGTATCCATCGGCAATATAGACCGAATCATAATTAAACTGCTCGCCATTCGTGTACGTTGCCACAACTTTACCGTCTACACCAGGCTTGTCTCTGACATTGAGCAGAGATACTTTAACGGTCATTGTCCCCTGCTCGTCTTTGACCTTACCGAGATTACCACTGCTTGCCTGTGTTGCCACTGCAGTAGAGTCGCTGTAAGGTGGATAAAACCAGCCGACAAGGTTGCTAATTTGCTGACTAGAATACTGAGCAGGACCACCGACAGACAGATTACCAACTAGGTTCTGCTCAATAGTTTGGACAGTATTGCCACTGACTCCGATAATCAGACCAGTATGCCCATAGTTGATACCGTCACCTGCCCAGTAATTCTTGACAAAGATAGCCCCTGGACGTGGACGTTCTGAGGTGGGCATGTAATGCACCTCAAAGTCGTGCTGCTTGGCTGACTTTATCAAATCAATGGCATTGCCCCACAAAGGCTTGCCGAAGAATTTTCCGCAAATCCAGTTAGGTAGGTCTACACACTGCTTGCCGTACCAACCATCATAGTCTACACCTTGACCACGATTGGCAAGGTCTTTGGCAAAATTAACTACTTCATTTACCGTTGTCATTTGTCAGTCTCCTTCCAGGCATCGTTCATTTGCTTCACAGCTGATTCGATAAAGGTCTCCAACTGTGTTTCGGTCATGTAAATGTTGTATTTGGCAAGTTGACCTGTTACACGACGTTTAGCCATATCTAGCTTGTCTACATGCTTGTCCTGGTCTAATTTGGTAATCTGCTCAACTGCGTTGACGGCGTTCCGTGCCAGAATCTCTGTAATTTCGACCGCTCGCTTACCTCCCTTGGCAATCAGATACTTTTTGACCTCATGGACAATCATACCTCCAACGATAGCTAAGATACCTGTAGCAGACCCTATAATAATTTCTGTAAGTTGATTCATATCAATTCTCCTTCTTCAATGGCAACTCACAATATATGCCATACATAGTTTCAATTTCGCCATTGCCGCCTAAAATCTTATACGATTCAAACAACTTGGCGATTTCCCGACGTTCTTCAAGAGTTGTCCATCCTCGCTCGATGGCAGCGTCCAAATCGCGATAGAGGACATAACGACGACTACTACGGCTACTCGTTTTGAGATTTTTGACATCATGCTTAATCGCTTCACCAGTCGACTTGTTGTCATCCGCAACCTTTTGCAAAGTCGTTAGACGAGCATTGATAGCCGTTAGTTCGTTCTTATTGTTCGCTCCAATCTTTGCGATGGCAACCCCGCCAATCGCCGTCACTAATGTTCCAGCGAAAGGTGTTGCTGCATGCAAAATTTGGATAAAAAGATTTGGTTCTTCGACCATAGGCTACTCCTCGCTAATCAGTTCAGCCAAGATTTCCTCATCTTCAACCATCTTTGTGAGATAAGCCTTAATTTTATTTTTGATAATGTCTGAAAAAGGCAAATCTTTATATTTGATACGTCCTTCGAAAATTTCAATTGCGTAAAGTTTAATCATCATATCTGTTCTCCAATCTTTATTTTTAAATAAGTTCCAAGGCCTCTTCGACAACTTCATCATCAAATAGACCAGTTTGCAATAAATCTTCATCCGTAAGCAACCCCTTCCCATACAATGTCATAACGACCTGCAAGAATGCAGCACGGGATGACGCAGACACCGTGACCTGCTCTTTAACCTTTTCAAGATTCTTTGTAGCTTCTTCGGCAATATCATCAACCTTGGCAAGACGCTTGCCAATCGCATTGAATTTCTCATCTTCTGCTCTGTTTGGGAAATTGTCCTGATAGATTTTCTCGAGTGCCAACTCAAACAGTTCTGCATCTGACTTATCAATAGCTTCTTTATCGAAATAGATGGGATACATAGCTCCTTCATCATTGATAAGTAATACTCTAGTTTTCGGATGTTCCCCTTGCGCATATTCCAGTGATTTGTTTCCAAATTTTAACCTCATAGCTGTTCCTTTCTAACTTGGATATGGGTCGTTAGTGATGTATGTAATCGTGCCAGTATATACATGAGCACCCCCAGTCCCATTTGTTAACCTAATTTTTCCATCAGATGCGAAATGTAATATCGACGGTGATTTTGTGAAGCTACCTGAATTAGGTACAATGACCATGTGAGCCTCAGCTGTCGGTCGATACCCTAACGGGATAGTCTCAATCATTTGCCTATACTCAAAGACATCAATGTTGGTAATGCGACGATTAAGTGTGATAGTGACTAAGTTGTCCTTACGAGTCAATGTCGCGTTAAGTCCATACGGAAATCCCATCGTCAATGTCTTTAGTGGTTTTTCTTGCAGCATTGGATGATTTGTTTGTGGAGTTATTTCAACCCAAGGATACCATGTGGCAGAGCCATTTGAGGACTTGTAATTGCCAGCATGTCGTCTGTACACCTTCCATCCGCCACTCCAAGACCTAGCAATCTGAAATATATCTGTAGTAGCTCTGTATGTTTCAATCCAGCCATAGTTTGAAGGAAAAGGACTGTTTGCACAGCCTGGATTTATCCAACGTGTGCCATTGTTAACATGAGTATTGACATCCGTATTGTAAGCGTAAATAGTATTACCTTCGACATTTGTCAATTGATACTGTTGTATCTGCTTACCACCTGCATAGATATTACCTGCCACATCCAATGACCCCGCAGACCCATTCTCTGCAATTTTACCCACACCAACCCTACCATCTTTGTCATAACTCATCACAACACTTTCGGTTGCTACGGTTGCTGAAAATTCAACACTTGTAAATTTATCAGACAACGTACCTATGATAGTAAATGACTTATTAGCTGGATAATTACCTGCCATATTAGCCGCTGAATTACTTAGAGTGTGCTGAGTTGTCCAACTGCCAGACGCACTACCATTGTCAGCTGTATAGCTGGTACTACCTAGAGGGGCAACCTTGAATGACAATGTCATGATGTTCTTTTGGCTACCAGATAGCGTAATTGGTGCTATCTTAGCGTTTCTGACAATCTGAATGATATTGGGTGTCTGTCTCGTTCGCTGTGCTGTAAAGCTCAAAATAGGAGCAAAATACTCAATAACGTTGATAGTGACATCCCTAGTATCCGACCATCTACCACGGCTATCTACGACCGATGCACGGATAGTAGCGGAACCATTAAAGTTCATTATACCCAACGTACCACCGTTTGAGTTTGTAACTAAGTTTCTATTTACTATCTCTGCCTTATATCCTGTAATAGTTGAACCATACGTACCAGCATGTCCATTAAATGTTACTTGGATATTAGAAATAATCTGCAAGAAATTGTTGCCAGACAACAGACTTCTCGCCACTCCATTAGTGTCTGTCAGAGTAACGCCAGAAAATGTAGGTTTCATACTTGTTGGCACGTTGGCTGTAAACGCGACCTGTTGCGTGCCTGTCTTGGTACTACCAGAATAGGTGTCAACAAAGATTGTCCCTGTGCCACTTGTTGCGTTTGGGATGTCGTTCGCAAAATCGAGTGGGATAGTCCAAGTTGTAGACATATCTACATTACTTGCTATTGTTCCTTGTTTATTGCCCCAAGCATATCTAACAGTATGCTTAAAACTAGAACTTTGACGGTGGATGTTGATAGTAAGTGCACTACCAATAACCCCAGAGCTAACACTTACAGAACTGGAGCGTGGGATAGTGGTCAAGCCATGAAACCAGCTCCCTGAGGCGTTACCAAAGTTCAAAGTTCCATAGCTGATATTACTCATATTAGAACTCAAACTAATTCCTGCTGATTTTGTTCCGTCAGTATTGTGACCTACTCGAAATTGTACTGAGCCCAAATGCTTTTTGGAGCCATTGAGGTATAGAGGACCTACGGCAATAGTTTGAGATTGACCATCACAAGTGACGGTGACGGTATTGCCGTAAGTATTACCAAACTCAATGTTCCACCCTGTGTCCATTCCTATCCAAACATCGACCTTAATGACTGAGCTATTTCCAGCTATGTCTTGGCTAACCGTTGAGGATGAACCTTCAAGATAGCCTCGCCAGTTTCCTGAGTATCGAAAAACTACCATACTTTCAAATTTTCCTTTCTACCCAACATACCGTATGACATTCATATCAGCGTTGAGATGATATTGTTCTGTGCGGAACCGTCCAATCTGTACCGAAGCGGTGAATATACCGTTATCGATATGGATAACACCTTGTGAAATATACATAACTTCTCTACCTGCAGAGAACATTGAAATCCGGTCATGACTAACTTTAATGGTTGAACTTGCATCATTCTTACCGATAATCAAACCCTCGTTAGAGCTTGACATATAAGTATCAATAAATGTTTTCAGCTCTTTAAAACCGCCAAACTGCGTAACCAGCAACTCAATCCGTCTGCCCGCCTCCGCCAAATCCGCTTCTGCTTTGGCTTGGCTATCAGCATTTGCTTTTACAAATGATTGATAAGCTTTCTCGAGGTCACTAAGCGCATCCATAGATGCCTTTGCTTTAAGCTCTGCATCAAGTGTCTGCGCCCGCTCGTTTAGTGCATTGAGCTGCTCTTGGGTCAATGCTTGGTCGGCTTTTGCGTCGATACGTTTTTCAACATCGGCCTGCGCTTCGCCAAACGTTGTCGCAACTGTTCCTTCCTCTAGTTGCGGCTTGGTCAAATATAGGATGGAATTTGTAGTAAAGTTGTAAGCGTAGATATAGATTCTGACTTCTCTGTTGAAATCAATATCATCATTTAATTTTAGATTGCCAGATACTCTATGCCACTTGTTAATCGTAGATATATCGATTGTCGTTAGCCCAGAATGGAAATACTGCTGTCCCCTTTTATTGAAATAATAGATACCAAACCAAATTTTAGTACCAACACCAGTAGCAAAAATGTCTGCGGAGAAAGTATATTTACCCACTCTAAGGTCGCTTGCTTGCAATGTTTGGTAAAGTGCTTTCCAGTTGCGCTGACCATTAGACTCATTAAATTCAATAACTGGTCCGGTGCCATTAAATGATTCACGATAAAACGCATGATAAGATATTGTTGGATTTGTGATTCCACTGTTGTACATACTACCCCAATTAGGAATCTCTATATTCTTGTAGGTAGTACCTCCAACCGTAAATGTCTCAGAGCGCTCTTTCGGGTTCGAGAAAGTGGCGTTCCGTAAAATGTTCCGTCCACCAACCTCAATCTTCGCCCATCTATCAGCCCAGCGATACTTTGTCTTATCTGTACTATCAGCTTGGGTATAGTCTGAATAGTGGCCAATATACCGCTGACCATTATCCGACGTGGTCAGACCTGTGCCGTCTGCATTATCAGAATAAGCCCAATGAATGTACGGAGTTCGACCGTCTTCCCCCTTAGGTCCAGGAACACCATCTTTTCCATCCTTACCTTTCCATGGAGACCAACGATAAGAGCTAGGATTGGTGCTATCTGTGGCATTAAAATCTTGATACATGCCGATGTAAGCTTTTGTATGATCTGTCTGACTAAATCCTCCGCCAGTTGCATTATCCGCATAAGCAATATGTGTATATTGCGTGCGACCATCAGCACCTTTAGGACCAGCTATCCCCTGGTCTCCCTTAGGCCCCTGAAGGCCTTGGATTCCCCGTGGACCTTGCGGACCTGCAGGCCCCTGTAGTCCTTGTGGACCTGTAGCCCCTCGGTCCCCCTTTGCGCCTGTAGGACCTATTTCCCCCATCTTAGCCACTGAGTAACCAGTTTCTGAAGTATTATCCGTATATGCCCAAACGGTTTTTGTCCACAAAAATTGACCGTTAGGGACGCTTGGTACCTGAGATGTCCATGACGTTGGCTGAATTGTGCCAGATGTCGATTTTCCGTAAGTAATCGTCGTTGAACGAATACCTACTCCGTCCTTACCAGCGATACCATCACGGCCAGTGTTTCCGTCACGACCAATACGAGAGACAGTGTAGCCAGTCTCCGTGTTGCCGTCTGTATAAGTCCATACCGTCTTAGTCCAAAGATAATTGCCAGGGGCAACAGTCGGAACTGCCGCAGTCCAACCAGTCGTCGGCGCCGTGGTCCCATTTGTTGAACTAGCATAAGTGACGGTCGTTGAACGAATACCCACTCCGTCACGACCTGGAAGTCCATCAGCCCCTCTTTGTCCAGGGTCTCCTTTGGGCCCGACTCCACCATCTCGACCATCCAATACGTTTACAAACGTCAGCTCATCAACCGCTACCTCATCGTTACCTATGTATGCTGCCACCGTCAAAGTAGATGTATCTGTAACATCTGCACCACGGACTGTGTAGGTCATCCCCGTTTTCACAGCGCCATCCAAAGACCAGCGCCAAGTCACGTTGGCAGTTATTGGTCTACCGCCCTTGTAAAGAGTGGGTGTCACAATGGATTGACCAATTCCATTCTTGAAAATAACGCCATTATCAGTAGCCAGTTTGATAAGGTAGGGTTTAGAAGCTTCGAATAGTTCTTGCCAACGCTCCTGAATACCACTTGACAACTTGCTTTTAAGCGCTCTGACATTGTCAAATACAGTCTTATTCGTACTTGGCTTAGTGAAACTAATAGTTTGTTCTGAAACGCGCACTTCTAGCAACAAAGCGGGATAGAAATCTCCGTTGTAGACCTTGGCGGTATCTCCTATCTCCAAATCAACATAACCATCAATTTCATAAGTAACCGACGGATAAGCTGAACGCATTAACTCTTTGTAAGCCTGTGTCCTAAGTGTTTCCTTGCTTTTAGTATCCACAGTAATATCTTTGCGAGTATATTTATCACGATTGCCAGTAGAACCCGTCCATGTGGATGGGTATTTCTGCATAGAAATAGGAGCGTAGAGCATATCTCCTTGTTGGAAAAACTCCACCACTCCATTTTCATTTTTTACTTCCCAAGGTCCTAACCCTGCGATGGTTATTTCTTGACCGTTTTCGCCTTGTGCAGTCGGTCTAATGGCATTGACAATCAAATCCGTTTTATCAATCTTACGCTTAATAGAACGAATATTTTTGCCTTTTTTCAAAATAATGTCGGACCGAACTTTTCCAACACCTTGATGTTTATCATCGTGTTCTCGATAGACGTTCAAGATAAAATCTTTGATAGTCCCGTTAGCGTTCAGTTTAACCTCAAAGTCGACCTCTGCATCAAACTTATTGGCCAGCGATAGAATACGGTTCAACTTGGTATCTTGACCTTCCCATCCAAGTGTGCGTTTTTGGTCTGAAATTTCGTTAACACCAATTCGTAAAGTCGCAAATTCCAACAAGCCCATAACATCGCAATATTCTTTGAATGTACGAGCTTTGTCAGATTTGAATGGATTGGTGTATTCGTTAGTCAATTCCAAGTTCAAATCTTTACAAGTACAGGTAATGGTATGTTCAGTCTCTTCAATAGTCATGACATTAAAGAGATATGTCCGTCCTTTGTACACAAACGAAACGAAAGACCGATCATTCAGTGCATTTGTGGTTTGATAAGGGACAACATCCGTCTGGATAGTTTGTTTAAATACAGTAAATTCAAAAAGGCTACTTGCTTTACTCAGATAACGCGTCCACTTATCGTTGTAAAAATTCAAAGTCCCCTGTTTATTGTTATCAATAAAGGCAACTTTTTGTAAATTGTTATCATGAATCGTTAAAATCATCTATAGGTGCCTTTCTTCTATATTTACAGAGACGGTCGGAGTCTTTTGAATAAAGCTAGACAACAAAATCTCTAATTTAGACTTACCAGGCGGAATAACCAAATCCCAGCCAGACCCATCTACAACCTGATGATTTGCGGGTAGTCCGTCAATTGTAACCAAGTCTTTTTCGACATCCAACACTACGGTAGAACCAATCTGAAAACGATTAGGAACATCCACAGTTCCGGTCACAAAATCCTTGCGATAGACTATACTGTCTAAATACATGTGATGGATATGTGGGTGACTTCCCAAAGCGCCTAAAGCGACGTGAATCTTGGCAGATTTCCGACCTTTGATTTCAGGCACATAGAATTGAGGATACGAACCCCACCAATGAACTTGTAACATATCATCACGTCTTAGAATATCCGCCCAACCTCTCTCTGCATTGAATGGATTGTCGCTATCTAAATGCGTGCATTTAAACGGCCAACTCCTCAAAATCTTGTATCCACTACGCCCATCTGAGACAAGCAGATTAAATTCCGAGTCTACACCGTTTCCACGTTTGAATGTTTCGACACCATACAAAAAACGGCCCTCTGTATCAGAAACCGTTAATTTGATAAAACCTTTTTGCATGACACTTCCTGCCCAGAAGATTTGCCTCCACCAAATATACTCATTCAAAGCACCTCTATCACTACTACTGTCCAGCGGAATTCCCCAAGTAATAGAACCTGCATGATGCGGGCCAGAACCAGCACCTCGACTCCCCATAGCTAAGTGCGGGCGACCAAACTCATTTTTTATATACAGTTGAGTGTCCAACGATTGCGATAAATCATTGAGAATAGCTGTATTTTTTTGACCCTGCGCAAAGCCTTTGACAATACCATTGTTAGAGACATAATCGAAAAGAATTTCCGAACGCTTGTACGTCTCCGTATCCGCTTCTTCTCTGTCTCCGATTTCTAGAGCGGTGTTTAGGTTTACGATGCCGATATAGCCGTTTTCGGAGTTGTGTTTTACCGTAATGACAGGAGGAGCGGGTACATTGCCGTTATTCACTAAATCAAAGACCAGTTTCCCATTCTCTTCTCTTGGATTGTCAAAACGTTTATAGGCAGTCGAATGAGCGACGCCGTCAGGGATTAGAAATTCTATTTCCCCCTTTTGATACCAACTACGAATATTGTCTGGTTCAATCTCACCAGTAACTAACGCCAGATAATATTTATCGGGTTCATCAGAAAAGGTTAAGCGCGCCACCTCGTCAGTTCGAAATACACCGGCTAATTCGTGCTTAACACTTTCTAAATTTGTCCCTTTAAGAGTAAAACCGACTTTGATAGTTTTAGGACCTATTTTTATATCATGTACGTTAACACCAATAGCTGGAGCGTCATTTGTTGAGACACTCCTACTATTGCCGATAGAACGTTTAATATCAGTAATGCGCATGACTTGCGATAAATCATAGCCATTAAAAACAACTGATAAATTTGTCATTAAATCCTCCTTAACATCATATCGATTTTATCTGCTGGACTCTGATAGTGAGAGAGTTTTTCTCCCAACCTGCCTACCAAAGTTCCATCCTCAAGCACCATGTAAACAGGTCTTTGCAAAGCTTCTTCTGCAATCTCCAATGCACGATTGACTTGTTCTTTAGATTTATCAAACACATGTTCGATTTTTTCGGTCACAGTATGCTTGCTACTACTTCTTACCGTCACTTGACTAGCCAAGCTCTTATCCAATCCTAGTGACACTTCTGGTGCAGTAATCGTAACTGACTGTTTCAGTTTAGCCATTGTACGTTCAAGGACATCTTTATCTGCTTCGATACCGACCGCGATACCTTGAGGAATAAATCGCCCGACTTCATCTCTCATGACACGAGACGGAGAGTGAATATCTAAAGCACGCTTAATCGTAGAAGTTACTCGACTTGCCACAGAATTAGCGGCAGCGATAGCAACTCCAGCATTAGCTTGGATACCGCCTGCCAAACCTTGCATCGCCATTGCTCCAATTTCCGAAAATCTACCGCTGATTCCTGAAAAAGGTTCTCTCAATTTAACTGCTAGATTCTTCACTTTGCCAACTGGAGAATTAGTGCCGTTAGTGATACCATTCGCAAGACCTTCCGTGATATGCCCACCAAACTCGGTAAACACTCTTGAAGGCGAGTGAATACCTAGATTTTCCTTGAACCCTTGTTGTATTTTTGTCCCCACAGACTTCGTGGCTTCTACAGCTTTAGCAGAGCCATTTTCTATTCCTACTGCCGCACCGTTAAGGACTTCTTCGCCCAACGAAGCAAAATTGGCATTTGCTAGTTCAGCTTGCAAGCCGCTTGTTATATTGGTTACTAGACCTTTTACCTTATCTGGTATCTCTACACCGGCAGAGTCCATAACGCTTCCCATAGCGTTTTTAGCCGCTTCTGCGTTAGTTCTAAAATTCTCTTGCAAGACCGCCAACTCTTCATCGGTCGCATTAACAAAAACCTGAGTTTGCGCAGCGCCTTCTGGACCCATTTGACGTAACTGCTCTAAGACTCCCTGGTCAACACCACGTTCTGCCAAAATAGCAAGGTTAGAGGACCACTGTTCAATAGCGGCACGGTTCGTCTCTAAATTAGCATTGATTTGTTCAATCGATATAGCCGATTTTTGCTCGATTGCGTCAAACATACCTGTCGTTGTTTCAAGTAGCTCGCCATACTTAGAACGCATATTATCAATAGCTGTTTTTTGTGCTTCTGACATATTTTCATAAGCAATGACTTGTCGATTTGTACCATTTTCGGCTGCAGCAGCCATTGCTTCGGCTGCTGCTTGCTGGACTGCAGAAGTTTGCTCGTACTCAGTCTGTAAAGCAGCCTGAGTTGCTTGTAGTTCAAGTTCCTGTTCGTTCAGCTTTTTCAACTCTTCTCGTCGCTTAGCGTCTGAAACATCAGAAGCGTTGTTCCACTCCGTACGCAACTTGGCAATCTCAGCTAATTGCGCTCCAATATCAGCACGTTGTTGCTCAATATCCAGCAAGTTTTTTTGGCTAGTTTCCCATGTACTCTCAGCCTCCATTGCAGATATACGAGCGTTAATCTGTTCGGCATTGTGCGACAACGAATCCGTGTTTTTATCGTAGGCCAAGTTCAAACCTTCCACAGAGTCATTAAGTGTCTGAATCTTCTTCTGCAAATTCTTCTTATCGGCGGCAGACTTATTCTCTTTTTGTGAAAGAGCGACAATTTCCGCAGAAAGTTTTTTATACGATTCACGATTAGCTTCCACGTCTTGTAGGCTATCTTTTCGTGCTACTGCACTATCTTTAACAGATTTCTTTAGATTGTCTGTGCTTTCTGCCAACTCCTCTTGCGCTTTAGACAGACGCTTAGACTCTTCTGATTCCCTTGTCAGCCATTGCCATAACGCAACACCAGCACCGACTAACAATCCGATACCTGCGATTACCCAGCCTATAGGACCTGTTAAAGCAGTAAGAGCAACATTAAACGCCGTTACAGCTGCGGTGCTTGCAATGGTTGCAAAAGTTTGAATACTAATAGCTCCCGTTAACAGACCATGAACTAGAACACCCGCTGACATAGCCTTATATTTCAACATTTCGGCTGTAGTGTTGGCATTAGTTGCAGCAGTAGATAGTACAGTGACAACTTGCTCCGCAGTCATCGCTTTTGTTTTCAAAGCATGGGCTAGAGCAGACATTTTCAACACGCCTAATTGTTGCATTCTAGCTACAGTTTCTGCCATTGTCTGTGTTTTGCTAACTGCTTGCACCGCAAGGAGAGATTTCATAGTTGTGGCTTGCATACCAGCGGCTGCGCTTGTTTGGATAAGCAGTACCCGCAACTTCTCGATACCGCTAATAACCGTATTAGCTGCCCTCATCGCCAAAATAGCTGAGCCTAAAGTTATCAATACGGGGGTCAAGGCTTGTGCTGTATCAATACCTTTATCCAAAACACCAAACAAAAAAATGAATACAGGAGTAGAAGACTTGATTGCACCGTTTACAACTTTGAAAGCAGCAGTAATCACTACCTTCATGCTATCGAAGTGCTCTGCGATAGTTTTTCCTGATACTTCTTTAGATAAATCATCTAAAGCTTTAATTGTCCCAGCTACACCACGGACAACTGCGTTTTTTAAGTTATTAAACGATGTAGCAATCCCTTTACTGTTTTCTCGAGCTAACTCCGCAAAACCTCCTACCCCCTTGTCTAATTCAACTAATCTGTTTGAAAATTGATCAAAGGTAATTTGTCCGCTCTTCAAAGCTGCATAAAAGTCACGTTGTGCGGATCTTCCTGCAAATCCAAAACTTTCAGCAGTCTTTTGTAGAGCATACGGCATTGTTTCTTGCAACGTCTTCCATGATTGCAAGTCCACTGTCCCCGCAGATAACATCTGGCTAAACTGGTCTAGACCACGACTTGCATCTGCACTTGAAGCGCCTGAGGCAAGGAATGCGTTATTCAAGGCTAGTGTAGTATCTGTAGATTTCCGAAGATTTCCCGTAATAGACGTCAATCGTTGAGCTGTACCCACAACCTCATCCAGAGTTGTAGGTAGCCCGTCAATGCCATTTGCGAGCTTGTCTGTTGAACTAGCAACATCTTCTGCACTATGGCCCATCGCTTTCATAACTCGAGGGAATTTTTCCAATGTATCAAATCGTTTAATAGCTCCATCAAGCGAGCTAACCAGTAAATCGACACCTTTTTTAGCTAAAGAGAAAACCGCTCCGCCCAAAGCGAAGTTCTTGAGGGAAGTAGAGCCTTTTTTGCCTTTTTCCGCAACCTTATCCAGTTCATTATTTAAGACCTTGACTTGCTTACCATCAACATCAACTAGTATGGTTACCTTTCCATCAGCTGCCATCTTCTTCCTCCTCTCCGTCATCTAATCGATATTTAGCTTGTAGCTGTCTCATTTTCTGTCTATAGTCAGAACTTTCACCGCTACTTGGTTTCCATGCGCGAATTTGCACGATTTGTTGCATAACCGTATTATCTGGTAAGGAATTAAGTAGAGCTTTAAATTCTTGCCACGATAGTTGATTCTGAACTTTCAACAAATTAATTCCATAAGCTTGTAAAAAACTAGCATAGATGTATTCTGCGTCTTTCTCTAAATCTATTAGACGCGGACCTGTTTCCTCATTCTTGATTTGAGGCATCGGATTCCCTTGCCTGTCATACTGCACTTCGTCGTCTTCTTGACTATCAATAAAATGCTTACGAATGTGTAGCCACAAATCAATTGCAAGAGAAAACTCAACATCAAAATTACCTGTAATAATACCGACACAAGACTGGACTTTATCCAAGTCAGACAACAAATCATCTCGTAGACAATCAAATGTATCTAAGACTTTATTAAAAGATAGGTCTAACGGATAAACGACACCATCAAATTCGAAACTGTCATAAAGAGGGTCATTTAATCTCATTTGACCACCTACTTCTTAGCAGTTTTAGATTTTTTCTTATATTTGTTGATACGTTCTTTTACAATGTTTTCACGCTCAATTTTCAACTCAGACAATTTCGCTTCAATCAATGTAGCTACCTTTTCAAGCGTTAAATCTAATGCTTGATGGTCTGGAAATTCTGCATATAATTTCTTGAATGTCCCGTCACCAAAGAGTAGATCATACTGAATTTCAAGTAGTTTTTTCTCTAGGTCGATAGCTCCAATCAAGGTGTCCTTAGTAATACCTTCTTCTAAGCTATTATCCAAATTCGCTTCGACGATTGATTTTTCAAACTCTGCCAACCGTTTTTGAGCTTCCTGTTCCAAATCGAAGAAAGTCACTAAAAATTCATCGGAAGTATCAAACCAAAGTTCTACCGGCCCAATACTGACTGGAAAACCGCTACGAACAACATCAACACTGATACCGTTTGCCATATCTTCTCCTTTTCAATAAACAAAAAGAGAGGTACAAGACCCCTCTAGCCACCTACTGGCACAGACTCTTCCGGAATAGAGTTATAGGAAATCTTACATCCAAACTTCTCGTACTCAGAAGCTGCCCCAGAACCTGCAATAATTTCGGTTACAGTCGCAAGTCCGACCCACTCTTTCTTCTTATCAGCAGATACGACTTTGTGCCAGACAAGACGGTCGTTTCCTAATTTGAGTTTCAAATCAGCGATATGCTTCTGCGCCTTGTCTTCGGGGTCGTACAACCCTTCAAATGAATAGGCAACTTTTACACCAGTAACGACCGTTTCCTCTGTCCCATCACTGTCGTAATAGGCCTGTTCATCAACTTTTTCGTCTGTATCATCCGTTACATCAGAAATCCATCTAGCCAATTCAAGCCATGCGTCTATGCTTGGTTTGGCGTCAATGGATGTAAACGGTGCAATAAAATGCCCACGCAGTGCGTTCTTATGCTTTGCCATATGATTAATTCTCCTTTAATTGTGTTATATTTACTTTTGCGTTTAATAAAAAGACAAGCCACCCTTGCTCATGAACCTCATTCATAAACGGACGACTCGTCACCTCTATATCTTCTAATTCAAAGCTCCCGTTAGCGCTAGGCAGGTCTTCTAGAACCTCCAAAAGACTCGCTATCTGCCAAAGAGATTCCTCAGCTAATTGACCTTGTTTAGACTTAATTGCAATCTCGATATTAAGTGTTAATTCTCTCGTACCATCGTAGTATACCCTTTTCACCGAGCTGCCTGGCAGAGTATAGACAACCAAACTTTCTTGGTCATCTAAATACCCTATTTTCATTTGAAAGGGCAAATTCAGGTTTTCGTTAATATGTTTTTTAAGTTGATTAAGAAAGTCCATTAGAAACCTGCTCCTTTCACAAAACGCTGAACCCAATCCGTCATGTGGATTGCTTTAGCTTTTTCGTCCCAACGTTTTCCAGTGCCTGGCGTTGTATACTTCCTGAAAGTAACAATTCCATTTTTACCGTAGAACTGTGCTCTAGCGTATACCGTATTCCATGATACCTCTTTCCCGTCACGAGACATATGACCAGAAGGTCTCAAATGTCCCTCTCGGTTAGGTACGTATAGGTCACTATCTAGCAAAATTTGGCTAGACATCGCAATGTGCCCTCTACGAATATTGTGGTCGCTCAGTTTCTTTTTTGCCCCCTTCAAATCAATTTGAATCGAAATAGACACTACAGTACCTCCAATTCTACTGAATACAGCGCGTCTTTAAATGGTTCCTTATTTGGAATAACATTGACGATAACATGGTCAACTCCATCAAAACGAAGTATTGACTGTTCTTTGAAATTAGGTAACGGAGTAGTCAATCCTTGGTAACATAGCACAACTGCTTTATACTGGATTTCCTTGCTCTTTCCGTTCCAAGAATATTTCGATGAGCGGTCGATTCGCACATGGTGAATTGTCTGTTCATCACCATACTCTCGTTTGTTATAATCGCCTTCTCCGATATACTCCAAATAGCCGACAGTTTCATTCAAGATTTCTATAGGTGGCTTTGGCATTCTCATATCAAATCCCCCTATAGAGCAAGCCGGTCCCTGTTAAACAACCGTAGACATCTTGCGCCACCAATGGTACTGTCCTAGAATTACCAGTTCCTGTCTTTCCGGATTTTGAAATAGAAGTACGGCCAATACTGATATGTTCCGGTTCACGGTTTAATCCTTCAAAGGTATCTGTTTCCATATCGGAAAAGTAAATCAGTTGCATACAGATGGCTTTTTTAAACTGCTTGGCTCTAAATTTTACAGGGTCATCTTCTAGTTTATGTTGTTGATAGTATCGATTTGTCAACTGATCAACAACTTCCTCAGCTTTAGAAATAAAGCGACTATAGCTCTCGTGAGCGACCCTGTCAGAGCCGAGAATTTCAACAACTTCTTCAAAGGTTAAGAAATTCATGTCCTTCACCCTTTCTAGCTATATCACTCAGAAACCGATTCTGTTTTACCAACTTTGAGGGCATTGACAAGCTCTACCTCATTTCCGAAATAGAGCTTTCCTGCCTCGTTAATTTCATCGGCGCGCTTTTTTGTCAGTTCTACAACGTCTCCGATTTCACATAGAAGACATGTATCCTTATCTATATAAGCTTTCTTTACAGTGTATTTAGGCATCCGTCATCTCCTTTCTTACACAGAAGGAGCGAACGTGATTTTAACTGCCTTTTCAGCCTTATAAAGGTATACACCGTAATGTTTGTTCGCAATAATAGCGTTAATCAAGCGCTTCTTATCACGGTCAGTTTCCACCATGGTTTCACGTTTCAACATAATTTTCAGAGCACCTTCACGGACCAAGAAACCTGTCCCTTTTGGACATTTACGAGAACGTACAATCTGCACCCCTAGAATTTCACCATACACCCCAGAAACGATACGACTTGCACCAAGTTCCGTTGCAGATAGCCATGTCTTGCCTGCATCAAGTCGTAATGCAGAAGCATCTGCAGGGTTCAAAACTAAAACGGTTGGTGTATCATCTTCGTCATTGAAAATATCAAGCGCTTTAGACAGACCATCGACCGTGATACTTGCCGTAACGGTCTGAGTAGATCCTTGAAGAGCTACCAAAACGTCCGCGTCTACTTTATGGTCAATAGCTTGAACGATTTGTTTAGCCGCTTGACCTACTGGGTCGCCATAGCCAGAGAGAATCGCTTCGTCTGTGATTTCTACAGATTTACCAATCTTCTTGATGGTCATTTTGGTTTTTGTAAAACCAAGTTGAGTAACTGGAATTGGTTCACCCTCGGCGACTTCTTCCGCATCGCCAATGTAGTCCCATTTTGGCACGGTCAAAGTTGTACCTGGTTGACCTTGTAAGGTTGTGTCTACTTCTGCAAGTGGTGCAAATCGGATAGCTTTCCCGATTTCTGCATCAATCATATCCGCTAGAACCTCAGGGTCTAGCATTTGTTCCATTTTTGTTAATCCTGTTGCCATATTAGTTTCCTTTCAGTTGTTCATATAATTTAGGGTTTGTTTGCTTGAGTTCAAGGCGCTCCATATATGTCATTTCCTTAAATTGGTCTTTTGACACATCTGTCTTTGCGCTTGCACTCGGGTTATCTACCACCGTAAAAGTAGGTTTCTTCTCGGTAGTATTTGGAGCAGTTGCAAATTGAGGATATTTACCGACAACTTGCTTAATTGCTTCATCGATCGTCGTATCTTCATTGACTAAACGTTCCGATAAAGCAATAACATCGTCAACAGAGTCAGCATTAACACCTTGAGTCAAAGCTGACAGTTTGGCTTCAAGTCGTTTATTCGCATCTAAAACTGATGCCAATTCCCTATCTTTTGAAGCAAGTAGTTCTGTCTGCTTATCTGCTTCAGTTTTTTGCGACTCTTGCCAATCTTCATAAGCTTTCAGAGCTTCTTTGGCGGATTCTACATCAGCAAAGCCTAGGTCTTTAATTGCTTTAGCATACCCACTTTTGTGCTCTTTTTTACCCACACGATTGACATCTTCTTGGCTGAAAGTCTTTTCAGCTACTTCTTCCACGTTTTCGGTAGCGCGGTCTACTGTTTGTTCTTCTGCCATTCGGCTATCCTCCAATGCTCAGCGATTGGTCGCTTATATTTCCGTTCTTTAACGCCTGCGGATAAAGGCATAAAGAAAACCGCATCGAATTCGACACGGTTTACAGTAATTTACAGTTGTTTATAGCAGTCTTTCCTGCTGTCAAGATGAGTGACCACCTCCTTACCGTTTCCAAAACGGCTTCTTAGTATTACTATTGGCCACTTGCTTCTCGATTTTGTCAAATCTCGAATTCGTAGCCTGTGCATTGCGTTCGACGGTTGAACGTAGCTCGGCAATTTCATTTGCCTGTTTGGCGTTTTCATCAAGTAGACTGTTAATGATGTTCAATGCAATATCAACAGCTTCTTTAGTTCCCTGAACTTGTTCAATCAGTTCACGTTTCTTCTTCATACGTTTATTCATTGTGCACCTCCTTTCTATTTTTTCTGCAACAAAAAAGCACCTGATTTCTCTAGGTGCTAGGATTTTACTAATTGTTTTGCTTTTTCGTAATACGGTTTAAGGAACTCTATAAAACCTTGAGTATCGTTTGTGTCGTGTTCTTCAAGGAACATGAAGAATTCATAATCACAAAATAAATCAAACATTTCAGGATTTTCTTTGTCCCACCCCTCCGCGAACTCTTCATCTTCCCCCAGTAAGGCATTGAAATCAAATGAAAAGTCCCAAAAATCTTCAAGTTTACCACTAATCGCCTCTTCTAGCATAGATAATGCTTTTTCACTGTGCTTCATACGGTGCAAATCCTTTCATTCGTCTTGTCTTCATCATTGTTACTACAATACCCGTATCAGGTTCTGTGATATAGAGGATACTGTTATAGTACCTTGCAAGTCTGCCATTCTGCTCTGATACATAGTTAGGAGGTAGAGAAAAAGCAGCTCTAACTGTCTCATAGTTGTATACGAACGTTCCGTTTTTGCGTCTCATACGCTCTATGTAGCGGGCTATCGCATGGTCTCCAAATACTATCCCATCTTTTTTGAAATTAAAGTAAGCTTCTACCGCCTGTTGCTTCTGCTTCTCAGTCAGTTTTTCCTGAATTTCTCCCTTGAAGTAGCTGACAATCCTATTGTCATATCTCAGAGACTCCCTTTCAGAGCTACTTAACGACTTGAAATCACTATAAGACTTGGGTGCTCTATCCCCTAAATTTTGTAGTATACCAGAATACTCTTTTTTCAACCGATTGTCAAGAACTTCGTAGGTATTTTTATACGTTTCCGCATTTCTGATATAACCTTCCCGGTTAATATTACGATACAAAAATCTGTGGTCATCAAGATATGTTTTATATTGACCCTCTAGAGTCAATCCTCTTAATTTATATTTTTGAATAAGCTCCTTGTCACCGATTTCACGAGCAATACGCAATTTTTCTTTATTCTTGCGTATTTCTCTTTCAAAGGCTCGTTGCTGAGCTTCTGCTCTAGCATTGTCCTCTGCTTGTTTCTGGGAGATACCTTTGAGATGATTCGGCAAATCTGGTTTCTGGTTGACCCCGACAATAAACGGTGTTAAGTAGTGGCCGCAGTTTATACCAAGACAACCTCCTGCAGTTCCATAACCGTAATCTAGTAGGCTTAGCACCCTAGTTCCATCTGCTTCAAACGCAGGACCTTTTGTGACAATCTGGTGTTGCAGTGGAGAACACATAGCTCTAGCGCTAGATTTCATCGAGTAGTAGAATGTTTCAACCCCAAACTCCTCTGCAGGACGTTCTCTCATATCTCGATAAACTCTTAGCGCTGTCGTTTTTATTATAGTCTTTGCATAAGTATCTGCACGCCAACGCCGACCTGCTTTATCAGTAAAACCATAGAAGCCTTTGTCACTCCATTTTGTTAGAGTATCGTTCAGTGCCTGTTCTGCGGACTTACTACCTGATACCACGCTTGCGACTGTCTGTTCAATGATAGACTTATAAACGTTCTGCACACTTTGAGGTAAACGAGTATTGATTAGATTTCCAAGTTCTTGCGTTGTCTGATTGGCGTAAGATTCCAGTGCTTCCTTTACAACATAGCGCTGAGGCTCTATATTTTGACCTGTATCGCGTTTTAATTGCTCATGAGTATCTTTGTATACCTTGTAGCCTTCATTCGAAATAACGTCACGTAGGACGCTCTCAGCGACCTCCGCACGACTGGCTATCAATTTCACATTGCTTTCTGTCAACATGTGCAGGTCGTTTATTTTTTCAAGTTGCCAAATATACGGCTCTCTTTGTAAGTCTGCCGTACCTCTTTTCTTCAATCTGCGAATAACATTGATGAACAAATCAATGGATAGCTGATGGTAGACATCGGCAACTTGATTCATCTCTAAGGTGAACTGTTCATCTCCTTGGTCAAACGGTAACTTACTCATCGTAGAGTTCCTCGTCTACTTCGCTAGAGCTAGGCTTCTCTTGATTAATCTGTCGGATAATCTCCTTTAGCTCATTATCAGCTAGGCCTAGAACTTTTTTCATTGCATATTCTTTGCTGACGATGCCACTTGCAAGGGCCTTCGTCCAATAATCAAGCTCAGCATTTCGGTCTGTAAAGATACCGTCATCAAGGTTAACTTCAATATCTTTCAGTTCGGGAATATCACCGTCGTAAAGTTCTGCACCTTTAGCCAGTTCGCAGATAGACACGACTAATTCTTTTATAGACTGTTCCACCAATGCAACTATGCTGTTTCTTAATTGATAAGTGTCTGAGTTTTCCGAGACGATTTCGGTGGCAGTTTTCATACTTTTTCCGTCAAAGGTAAACATGCCAGTTGAGACACCTACTTGCATTTCTAACAAACTCAGACCTTCATTGATTGCTTTTATGTAATCATCTGCACGAATCGGAGTAGTAAGGTCTGTAATACCAATTCCTTTTTCTTCAGTCCCCAACATCTGATAGACATTCTGCTCTGCTTCAAAGCGTTGGACAAAACGAATGTCTCCGTCTTCGGTCTGGACGTTCATCTTGATCATACTATCGGGCACTGCTATTCTACGCTGACCCATCTTAACTTCCCACATAAACTCGTCATAGGTAGTATTCAGAAAGTCGATTGTAGTCTTAGCGTTATCAAAGATGGACAAACCAAGCGGACTATCAATATCTTTGTTGTTCATTCCGGGCGTTTTTAGGTAAGTAAATAATGGGCGACTAACGTTTTTAACAAGTACTCTTTCCTTTAAATCTTCGTATAACTCTGACAAAGGAACACGGTCTCCCACAATTTTAGGAGTCTCAGAACGATAAAGCTCATTTGAAACATAATAGTCTTCCTCGTCCCATTCATGAAATTCTATCAGGGTGTAATAGAGTTTGGACTTACCTTTTCTTTTTGTTGTTTTGGTAACGATAGCCGCGCTCGATACATCTTGGGTATTTGACTGCAAGGGTAAGAAGACTGGTGCTTGAATAAAAGCGACACGAATTCTATTTCCCGCTATGTAAGGCCTCATAGCCAGACCCCCTAAAGCCAGTCCGCTTTCAAGATAGCGTTCGAAATTCTTGTTAAATCGATCGTTTAACAAAACTTCCTGAATAAAGTTATTTGTTTCGGCGTTGTTAACCGTGATTTCAGCTTGTTCGTTATAAACCAAACTTGCCAGTTTCTTAGAAACGGTCTTAGCTATCGGCAAATGTTGGGCAGAGCGCTTTTTCTTCTCCCCTGCTGTATTTTGATAAATAACATCATCCCATTTACTCTCATAGTAGGTCAAATTACTTTGGATACGTGCATACTCATCGTGACTAACAGCAATTTTCGGATGGTCCACTATGCTGGTTAACGTATCTGTTGTTACCATGTATTTACTCCTCAAAAAAATGTTTTTTATAGATTGTACAATTCCCATTTATCGTCCTCTAAATAAAATTGACATAGCGTGTGACAAACACATTTACACTGTAGCGAAATTCGTCCATTGCGTGATTGTCTTTATCAATAGGCTTACCATTATCATCACGACTGTACAAACCTATCTCTTTCAAAAAATAGTAGTGGTCGTACTCTTCTTCGTTATGTTCTACAAGGACAAAGCGTTCGTCAGATATAATATTCTGCCCACGTTCAATACCGACTTCAATACCTTTTGATTTGCTAGACACATCGTGAGAATTATTCATCGCCGTTCGGGTTATGATACCAACCTTGTGTAATTCTTCCCTCAAAGACTTACATGCAGGGTCAATCCAAACCTCTGTATAATGCATTTGATACTTAGCAACACACCATTGAATAAATGCCTTCAATTCCACGGCATACGTTGACATGGCTTTTACTTGTCCTGTATCAGCACCGCTATGATAATAATGGGCAACGCGATTAAGACGGAAACTAATTCTGCCATTTTCTCGGATTCTAGTCACGATATTACAAGACATAGAAGTCGCATCCGACTGACCACCATCCCCACAGAAATACATCTCGACAGGTTCGCCTATCAAGGTATCCTTGATATTCTTGTCCATGTCAAACAGGCCGTAGATAACGCCTTGCGGCATGACACGCTGACCAAGCACATCTCGTTTGTAAAGATATGGATTTTTGCGTAAGTTGTTGATGATTGATTGTTTCCGCTCCTCCGACAAAATAGGATTATCGTCCATGGTCCAATGAGTCCAGCGAGTGTTCTGCACATCGAACACATCTTTGATGACTGGGTGTTGCGGAGCTGGGGGGTTCAAGTCTGCCAAATGATAACGCAGTTTAGCTGCCCAAGTCCGCCTGAAACACTCTTGTATAAAGTCCATGTGCAAGAGGTTAATCTCACAAAAGACTACAGAACCCAAAGACATACCTGTAATAGCACCAACAGAGTTGACTTTGCCTCCACCTTTATAGTAAACCCGCTTCTGTCCTTTCGGAGTGTCAATCAGCAAATGATCGCCGCGGTCATCGTGTTTGATCCAGCAATTCCCGTTGAAGATATGCATAAGACCGGTACCGTCGCCATCGATAAAAAGTCGGTAAGCTTGTTCTTGATTGTATGCGGCAATTAGATGGTTCTCGTCTTCGCTTTGAATTAAGTATCTGGCGTACCGAAAATGACCGGCTGTGGTCTTTCCGCTACGAGGTGTACCTTCGTTGACTTCTAATTCATAATTAAAAGGACGTCTAATGATGTCCTTTTGCTTTTCGGATAACTTATTAATCCTGACCATCGATTATCTCCAATAATTTTTCCATCAAGTGTGTATCCGATTGAACGCCCTTGATAGTTTCAATTTTAAGACGTAGCAACTCGTTCTCCTGTTTGATTTTCTCGAGTTGTTCTTGGATAGGGTAACGTTTCAATAACTCGCCAGCAGCTTTGATAACTTCTGCGATACTAGGTTTCTTCTGCACAGTAACGTACTCGCCTGTTACAGGGTTAAGTGTGACAACCTCTTCCGTCAGCTCCTGCCGAAGAATAGAAGTGAGAACTTGCAGAACCTCGATTGCAGTTGCTATTTTACTGCTTTCAAGTTGTTTCAATCGCTCATCTATGGCAGATTTTATATAAGGTTTTTTAAGGTTTTCAGAACCAACCATTCCAGCTGTTTTTGGGCTATACCCAGCTTTTATCGCCGCCTCCGTCGCATTTCCACAGATGATGTACTCATCAATAAATTTTCGTTGTTTTATCGTTAACTTAGCAATTTTCCATCACCTCCAATCAAAAATAAAAAGCCACACTTCGTTGTGTGACTAATGCATATTAGGTCTTGGTCCGATATGCGATTGACCAGACCTCCGAGCCAAGGACCTCTCAAGGGTTACTTGCTCTTGACACGGGAACAGCAGGAATCGAACCTGCGACAAAACTGCCTTCGGAACCTAGGACTTTCAACCGAGCAGAGGAGTCCACCTTGTATTCCCAAATGGAGAGTGTGGGATTTGAACCCACGGACCGCACGTAGGCGGCCACCCGTCTAGCAAACGGGCGCATTCGACCAACTCTGCCAACTCTCCATATCAGAGAAGGCTTACTGCCTTACCCTTATTTCTTGATACTACCATTCTAGCAGAATATAAAAACTGTGCTAACAAGTATTGATTTGTTCAGTACGGTTTTGTAAAGTTCAATTTAGTTCCATTTGTTCCAAAACATCATTCAACTCACAGATAGCCGTATTCCTCCAAGTATAGAAAGTGGTTCTACTGATACCCATTTTGTCACAAACATCATCAACATACATCTTAGTAATGTAAGTCATTCTGAGGACTGACCTGCTCTTTGGATTTTTCAGCTTGTTAATCAATCTACCTAACTCAAGTTTCCTGTTAATAACTTCATTGGTATCTTGTTCAATCGCCTCTTTCATCACGATCAGCTGGGTATAGACATCATCAACCTTTTTAGCCTGACCACCCTTGACCTTGTCTGCCGTCCACTTGGGGCTTGAGAGCAAACCTGCCTCAAGCTCATTGATTTCATCTATACGGCTTTGAATATCCATATCAAGATTTTGTAGCTCATTCAAGAGCTCTTTAGCCTTGTTCACTCTCGTCTCCTTTGTGGTATAATGTATGTGAGTTATTTACCACAGCCAGGGCAGAGAGTGCCTTGGCTTTTTTGTTATTCTTGATCAGAAGGCCTTAGATTAGGTTAAACCTCTCTTTCCATTTGACTTCCTCCTTTATTTTGTATATACTTAGTGTATACACAAACAGGAGGACATATCATGAATACTGTTAAAACACGTAAAGTTGGTAACTCGCTTGCCATCACCATCCCAAAAGAATTGAACGTTGATGAAGGCAAGGAGTTCATTGTCTACAAGGGCATTGATGATGTCATCGTGCTTGCACCTAAAATCCCAAATCCATTTGATAGCATGGAACCGTTCGTCATGGATAACGACTTTGAAGGAGTGGTCTTACTTGACAATGAAGGATAATTACATACCACAAAAACAAGATATCATCTGGATTGACTTTGACCCATCACTTGGAAAAGAAATCCAGAAACGTAGACCAGCACTTGTCGTCTCCAGTCACAAGTACAGCCAGATGACAGGATTTGTTGCCGTCTGCCCTATCACTCACGGGGCAAAAGCACTAGAAAGCCGTGGCTTATCTGTCCCTATCCATTCTGACAAGGTAGATGGGGCTGTCAATCCAATGCAGCTCTACACCTTTGATTTCAGGGCACGAAACGCTAGCAAAATCACCCAGCTAGACACTTGGACTTTTCAAAAAGTCGTCCAACTTTACAACTACATTTTCGACTAGAGCCAAACGGCTCTTTTTTCGTTAGCCATTGATTCCCTCCACCAATTCAGGATTTTCATAGATGTTGCCGATGACTTCCTCATCTTCAGTCCACGCATAACCCTCTCTAATATCAGATAAGTATATAGCAGGCATTCCGCCGATATAACGTCCGCCATACTCTTTAAGGAAAATTACTTCGTGAGAACAACCACAAGTGCACTTTACAATGTCACCGATATATACCTCCTTGCCGTTTTTATCAAACAGCCCTGTGGATTGCATGACAACCAGACCAGATTTTTCAATCGGTATCGCACCAATTAAATCCCCGTGAGGTTGCTCTATGTTATAGATTAGTCCATTTTCTGTTATGTAAAAATACTTGACCCACTTATTGCGGAAAGTATCCCACGCCCTAAACTTCGGTACTACCATTCTTCGCCTCTTTCTACACGTTCAACCAAACAATCGCCACAGTAACCTGTCTGGAAGATACTGTCATAGTCTGTCGTCCCATCTACGTACTTGCACCCGCATTCTTCGCAACTCTCAATTTTCGGTATCATTTTCTGACTCCTCGCTTAAATATTGGGTTCTTCTTTTCAAGTTCTTTCTGTTTGTGGTAATCTGATTCTTTCCACATAACTCCGTCAGGTCTATCCTTGAGGTAAGGGATATAGATATCTTTTTCCGTCACTCCACCTCCACAGGCTCATAACTAATCTTGACCAATACCCCTAAACCATCGTCATTTGTTAGTTTAGCCTCCATCGAATCACTACCTTCTTCTTTCAGCATTGCTAAAATGTCAGTTATTGTCATTTTTAAAAACTCATCTGGTGTCATTATTCTACTCCACCTCTTTCGCAAACTGCCAAGCCCAGTCAAAATCCTCTTTGATTTCGGATTCGGTTAATTGGTTTTCTGGTTCATTTTTCCATTTATAGTTGGGTACCTCATCCAAAAAGATATCAGTTCCAATAAATACCTTTCCGTTTTCTTTATACAAGAATGTGGCAATATCTGGGCGATTTGGGTCAGGTATCTCCACCGTATACAGTTTCTCCTGCTCAATCTCGAAGCCGAAGAGCCAAGCGCAGGCGAATGTTTCTTGGTTTTCTGGGCGCTCTAACCATTCGCCAGTATCATTGTATTCATCGCAGTAATCCATTGCACGGAGCAATCCATACCCTTCTTCATTTTTGCAATATTCGATACTATCAGCGATAAACTTCGGCACCACAACCTTCTGTGGTTCATGGATTTGGTCAATCGTGTTCACAACAACTTCAAGTGGTACATAATCGACCTGTACATTTTCTACTATAATTTCGCCTGCTTTAAATATTACCCTCCCTCTGTTAGCTATTTTTATTTTTGATTGCTCAATAATCTCAATCGCTTCTTGCTTATTCATTGTTTCCATCCTTTCAAATAATCAGGGATTGGGTCACCAACTTTGATAGCCTCATACTGTTCTTTTGTGACTAAGAACTTACCATAGGCATGAGCCGTGACCGTGTAGCGTCCCTCTATGATTTCCTTGTCTGTAATTTGCCCCACCATCACACCGCCTGCATTATCTACCTGGTAAACAATCACTGGTTGTTGTTCATTTTTAGCGGCTTGATACCCTGCTTGGTAAATCATGCAGATAAATCCTAGAGTAGCAAGTAACACTATAATCATACTTGCTGTGAATTTTACCGTTTCTTTCACTCAACTTCCTCCATCCTAACGCTATACAACCGCTGACCTCGATACCTCGCCTCCAGACCAGCTTTACATTTCAAAGCATCAGATTCATTTTCGAAGTAATGCGTTTCATCTTCTAACATGTGATCAAATAATACTGTTACTGTATATGCCATTTTTACTCCTTTTTATTCATTTTTTTGCATAAAGTTTCGCGGTTACAAGGTTACATCACTTTTCCAAAAACTTTTTTTATAAAAATCAAGAATCCTATTATACCGGGCTTTATAGCACTTGCTATTTTTATTAACTTAAATATTTATATAAATGATGTAACTAACAGTAGAGATGCCTTATAAACACAATATTACCAAGGGTTTAGGGCGGTTACACCACTTTTTTTATTTTTTCTAAAAAAAACACCTTTAAACCCTTGATACGATTGAGTTTTTCAACGGTTACATCATTGGTGTAACCTTGATGTAACTTGATGTAACCTTTTGGCTAAAAGTTACATCAAAACACGTTTTCGGTTACATCACTTTTTCTGCATATTATTTCCGGAAATATCCTCGAATTGCTTTGCCATTTACCTTCTTAACTTTGTACTCCCAATCCTGGTTGTTGTCCATGATCAGCTTAATCTTTCGAGCTAATTTATCTCCTTTGGCGACATCGATGTCAAAAACATTCTTCAGGATCTGCTTCGATGACACACTTTCTTGCGGTTTGACACCTTCGTAAATAAAACCGGCATCATTCCGATATACACCATTGTTGAAATAAGCCCATGTGTACTGATGTTGTTGAACTACGGACATGCTATCCCATTCTTCCGGAACTAGCATATCCAAATAATCATAGATTTGGTTTTCTGCCTCATCGCGATAAGTGAAGCGTTCTTTATAGACCGCCAGCTCATCTTCGAATTCTTCATCGAAGGTCAACGTGAAGCCTTTTTTGTAAATTGCAACTGCCTCACCCCACAACTGCAGGACATCATTGTCCGTCATGTCGAAAGGCTTGACGAATTGTTTAGCTGCATCCACCAAGACCGGTAGGAAACGACGCTCACCAGTTTTATCACCCAGATACTCGACCTTGTTGCTAGTCCGAGCAATCACAAAGTTCTTGGGAAACTTTTCAGCACGTCGACCATAGGACCTACGGAATGTCAAATCAGTCTTGGTTACAAAAGCCTTGAGTTCATCGAACGTTGTCTTCCTGCTGGCCACCATCTCGTCGTCATTGACGATCAGGGATTTTAGCATAATCTCGTAGTTGTCCTTGTCCATGAAATCCTTAGCCGAATCCGTGTACCAATCAACTGCAATCTTTTGCAGGAATGTTGTCTTACCAGCACCTTGGCCACCGACCAGGTCAAGAGTGTAGTCAAACTTTACCCATGGATTGAAGACCTTGGACACAGCCCCTACAAAGAACATTTCTGCGATTTTCTGAACATAGATACTGTCCTCAGCACCAAGCCAAGTCTGAAAGACTTGATTCAAGCGTTCCTTATGGTCCCAACTATCATAGGCATGTTCCATGTATTCCTGGACAGGATTATAGGTTTTTTCAGCAAAGAATGCCTCAATGCCATCTTGCAAAGCCCTGGTCTTGAACACAACCTTGAAATGATTTTCTAAGTAAACACTTAGATAAGATTCAAATGCGGAGGGCAGCTGACCTTTCCTCATGCTGATAGCATCCAATTTGACATCAGCCACAATCTCATGTTCTCCAGTAAATTCATTGTGCCGGAGGAAGTCATTGAGCTTGTTATCACTCTTCATGGCCAACAGCACGTTTCGAGGACTGTCTGACACAATGGCATCAATCTCAACCTTTTCTCCGTTTTCGTCAAGGACCTTTTTCTTAGTCCTGGTAAATTGCTTAATTGAGATATTTACAACATCACCAATCACTGCCACCTCCCCTCATGTGTTTTTGAATCATACTATCTACTGTCCGACTAAGCTCTCTGTCACTCAGCGGATCAGCAGAGTTATTATTCGCAATCCGTGCCAATTCCAAAACACAGTTTGGGTCAACACTTCTGGCCAATAATGTTCCAGCAAACTTGGCTGCCGTATCGTTTCGACTACCTTCCTCACCAAAGCCTTTGACAATCATTTCAAAGACCTCCGTGGTCCGATTTCGCTTGCCTGCACCATTCCGAATTTGATAATAAATGTCATCAAGTTCGCTTCGGTTGTTCTTTTTTAGATACTCCTGCTTAATGGCCATGACTAGTGCTCGACTAGCAGTGACCATGGTCCCGCCTTCTTTCGACTTTTCCAAGTCCCAGGCATACTCCCCATTTGGTGTTTTTGACGGAGCGACCAGAACATAATTATTTGGATGGGCCTTGACATCGACACCAGGTAAAAAACCAATCATCTGTGTCATGGACACATCCGGATGCTTAAAGTAAAAGATATGCTTGCCACCGCTGGCAGTTTTTGCTTGCAAAGTCGGGGTAATCAAGTTGAGATGTTCCCAGTTGGCCAGACTTTCATATCCATTATGTTTTCCGTGCAGGTCGATGTCGATTACGAAGAATTTGTCAGTCCGGACAGCAATATTACTATCCGGATACTGACTCCAAAAATCTTCAATTTCCTGTGCGGTCATTGCTGGTTTATCAGCAAATTTTATCATCGGTTGCTTGTTAGAAGGGCTTATAGGAATGACCGAAAAGCCCTTTTTCTGATAAGCCAAAGCCGCTTTCTTCATCCCCATCTAGCACCTCCTAGAACGGCAAATCTTCGTCTTGGATATACATAGGACTTGAATTTCCAAATGATCCGTCTTGAGAATTCGACTGTTGTCCACGGCTTTCCAAGAGTTGGAAACTTTCTGCGATAACTTCGGTTACATACACACGTTGTCCCTGCTGGTTTTCGTAATTACGAGTCTGGATACGACCTGTCACACCAATCAGAGCACCTTTCTTAGCCCAGTTAGCCAAGTTCTCAGCCTGCTGACGCCAAATGACTACATTGATAAAGTCCGCTTCACGCTCGCCATCTTGGTTTTTGAAATTGCGGTTGACAGCCAAGGTAAAAGTCGCAACAGCCTGGTTTGATGGAGTATAACGAAGTTCTGCATCGCGGGTCATGCGACCAACCAATACTACGTTGTTAATCATAATTTATCCACCTTCAATGCCTTTCTTACCAAATGTTCATCAATCATTGAGTAATCTCCTGGAAAAGATCTTTTTAATGGTTGAATGACTTTCTTAACAATTTCTTTCAATGTCATTCCAAGGATTCTCGACCAATAGTAATCTTTTTTCGTGTAATTATAAACGCCATCAATCTCGCCGCCTTTATAACACACGCCCCAAACTTCGCCTTTATATTTGTAAATCAAGATTTCGTCATAGGTATCACCTTGAATTTTGATTGGACGTTTTCGTCCGAGTTCTGTATATCCCATTATTCCATTCCCTTAGCTTTCTTTGTTTTTGCAATCAGATCTTGTGCCTCATTCAAACGGTCGGCTGGAATACTTTCGATTTTGTCAACGCCAAGCTGACCAATGAACCACACTCCAACGGTATTAACCGGACCGCCTGAAGCTTCCGCGATGTTTTTGATGTCTTCGCGTAGCTTCTTCGCCTGGGCTCCCGTGATGTACTTAACACTACCAGATGCGGTCTGGTTCTGTTTCGAATTTGATGTAGACTTACTTTGTGCTGACTTCTGAACTTGTGCTTGCTTTCCAGTTTGGTTTGCAAACTCATCCGTATCAGGGTCCTTGTTATCATCAATGGCAAACAACCCGTTAAGAGCATATTTTCGAGCGTAACTGGATGCAGTTCCGGTGATCTGGCTGCCATCCATTCCTTTCTTTGTATCTTCTTCCCTTGCTGACGCTTGGGCACTGATTGAACTGCCGCAGGCAAATAATGTTACTGTGGCACGAACATAGTAGCGGTCCCCAATCTGTTCGATATCGTCATTTAATACCAAGGATGCATCATGCTTTTTGAGTAAAGGTTTTAGTGCTTCCAAAATATCCTCTGCACTACGATAGTTGTATTTCCCGAAAGAATTGTACTGTCCTTTCGGTGCAACCAGTTCTGTCTGAATACTGCACAGGGTTGCAAATATTGGCGATTCTTTTACTGTCATGTATTCTCCTTAATCATAAATTTCTTGCCAAGGCAATTTCATGCCTGCTTTCTCTTCGAATTGTTTAGCATACTCAACCGCAACATCGCTGGTCAAATTTTTCAAAACTTTACTGCGTAATTCGTGAGCCTTAATCCGTTCACGAGCTTTAAGCTCTCCAGAGTTCAAATCCTCTGTCAGTTCGTAAAGTTCCTGAACATAGAACCACGTTTTCAACCTTCCTAGTTCGTTACGTTTTAAAGTGTCCGCACTCTTAGAAGACCGAGGTTTTAATAACTTGATATTTGAGAAATTATCCCCATACGTTAATTCCCCTGCACGTTTCTTATTGTTTAGTTTCTGGGTAATTCTCCTGCGAGTGAAGAAGTCAAATTCCTCACACAAAATTTCAATGGTCAATTTTCCGTGTTTATCCAACAAGTCATGTAATGTATCTAACGAAAACTGCTTTTCTTTTTGCTTACTCATTAACTTCTTCTCCTTCCTCCATAAACATATCTAACATAAACTCAATCAAATCATTAGCAAATACGGACAACAAGCAAGCGTGAGCTTCAAAGAATACATTTGCTTTCTGCTCGTCAAAGTCACGATTGATAACGATTGAGATGAGATTATCCCACTGCATAAGTTGTTCTGATTGTCCTTTTTCTTTGAACGCTAGGTGGATATGATTGATAAGTTCTTGATTTTTAGCCATAATAAAATACTCCTTTGAATTGAGAGTACACAAAAAGCGTACCTGTTGTTTTTAGGGTTGCTGAAAACAGGTACGCTATGATATAATCAAAACGTGCCTATTTTCGTATGAATATGGGTGCGTTGTTCGACTCAGCGTGAACGGTTTGGCGATTGTTCACACGCTGGGTCTTTTTCTTACCCTTTTAGCTTGTCATATACCATTTTTATTCCTTCAGACAGAATTTCTGCCTTGCTTTTTCCTGTAACATTTGCACAATACTCCAGCATTTCAAATTCTGTTTGAGTCATACGGTATCCCATGCTTTTTACACGAGGTTCAGACGCTTTCAAAGGTCGCCCCATTTTTGCTGACATCTGCTACTTAGTAAAATACCAAATAGCAAGACCTAAGAGGATTGCCCAAGCAATGCCAGATAAAATCATCTCTTTGCGAGTGTTTTTTGTGACGGTTATCTCAGCACGCTTAAACTTTTTATGGTAAAGCACTTTGTTATCCATTGCATTTTACCCTTACTTCTGCTAGAATACAACTAAACGGATAGGGAGCTTTCGCTCCACTATCTCTAAAAGAGTTTGAAAGTGATTTTTACTATTACGAAATCGAGTGTCACCGTGATTTCTTTTAGTTCAAATCGCTTTTTTCTTTTACGTTTAGCCATTCTTGGTAAGTCCTTTCCGTTGGATTTGTTAGGTTATCTCAACCTTACATACTAAATTATATATTATTGTGTCACATAAGTCAATAGTTTTGTGTCACATTTTTTATTTTTTTGAAAAAAAGTCTTTTATCCTGTGATATAATACTAAACGGCTAGTGAAAACTAGAAAAAGCCCCTACACTGTTTGGACGACACGTAGGGGCTTTCTTTTTGGCACTTAATGTGCGAAAACTTATTCACTTCCCCTATATTGTGCCATTTTTTATCACAAAATGCAATAAAAAACTCTTTTTTATCACAAAACGTCATACTTCCCAACGCACCCATATTCAATTGTCAAAGGACATTTTTTTACTACGGCTATTTAACTGCTATACACCAAGCTTTTTAGCTAGGTCATTCAATTTAGTTTCATCATTTTTGGTAGGCATTGTCTGCCATTTTTTTATTGTACTCATTTTTTTTGCTCCTTTTGTTTTAAAAATAAAATTCTACGACCCTAACGTCGTGCTGCTGACGACTACCAGTAATCCGCCAAAGAAGTTGCCGATAGTCGTCATAATCTCCGTCACTAGGCTGGGACGGATCCAGAACTACAATTGTTTTAAAACGGTGCTGGAGCCCATCGACCCCAACTCCTAATACTTGGCTAGTGGCGACCATGTTGGTCCTATCATGACCTTCCTTCTTGTCACCTGTCCAAATACCAATTTCAGGATGTCGCTCATAGATGACCTCGACAATCTGCTTGGACTTACTGACAATTAACATTTCCGATTGCTTGGCCAAGAGAAGGTCTAGTTGAAGTAACATTGGTGTATCTGCATTTACCGCTTTAAGCTTTGGGAAATCCACGTCAAATCCTGTCTGAGTCAAATACCGTTCGAAAGTCTTGCGACCAAATGATTGCTTGGCCATGGCATACTTACCATTCTTTCCGACAATGTTCAACCGTCGCAGTTGGGCTAGTTCCTCTGGATTTGCTGGCAGACACCACATCGGCTCAAAGATGACTTCAAATCCATTGTTTTCCTCAGCTCCTTCGATTTCCTCAATCTCTTCCCAACGAAAGAAATTTGGCAATCCTGATACATAACTTTCATAGTCACGGAAGTCTTCCCACTTTTCTTTGGAATAACTGAATCGGTCATACTTCATCTTGCCGTGCTGCTTCTGCCAATCAAATTTATTGTTTGGCTCCGCCTGGCCAAAGATTGTTTTTTCTAGCGGATAGAAGTTTTGACCTTTCTTTCGGATTGGAGTTGCAGACAAGCCGATTGAATAGTCACGTCGGATTTTCTTGTAAGCTTTATAGTTAGCATCACTGGACATATTCTGCCACTCATCAACGATTAAGACATCAAACTCCAGGACCTCTCCGTTTGCCACGATATTCTGCATTCGCTTGTCTGTCATGGCTTCTAGCTGAAAATCTTGTGAGTAGAGCTTGTTGTGAGTGTCAATCCAGCCATTCAGGATTGACAGTCGATTGTTTAGGACCAAGACCTTCTTGGCACCCTTGTGCTTGGCAATCTCAAAGGCACAGATAGTTTTCCCACGACCACCAAGACCTTCCAAAAAAATTCCTGGACAATCACGATTACTTCGTTTCACGGCCTCAGCTTGCCATTTGCGTAATTCGATTTCCAATGTCTTGAATAACCTCCTCGATGTCTTTTCGCTGTGCCCAGAATAGTGCCAAACGAGCAGCAGCCCTCACATCCTGATGATGTGATTTGTCAAAAGTCCAAAGACCAAGCTCCCTGAGTAACTGATCAGGAATATCTGACACATAGCCAGCGTTGCGAACGAGTTCCACGTTGGGAAAGCAGGCTTGAACAGCTTCCACGGTTTCAGCAACCGAGTTATCGCGAGAATAATCATTGTCACGTACCTGGTATTCTTCCACGATAGCAACATCGTATTCCAGGTCACGACCAACTTCACGAAACCACTTGCTAAAATTCCTGGCACCGAACGGAACTATCCAATAGCTCACTAGACCTGCATTATCCAGCAAGACTATTCCTGTTGTGGATGTCTCAATTCGGTTGCTTGATGGGTCAATCGCAAGTATTTTCATCAAACACCAACCTTCTCTGTCAACACACCTTCAAATAACGCAGTATTGAACCAATTTTGTTTATTCGCTTTTGCAAATGCAAATAGTGTTCTTATTTCTTTGGATTGTTTTTCAAAGTTCTTGAGGTCATCTTCGTCCTCGAAGATTGGTTTTTCCTTGTACTTAGCCACAGTCTCCAATTTATATTCTGGAGTAAATACCGGTTGCTCATTTCCTTGGTCCAGATTTGTTTCATCAATTTTTACAAATCTGATTGCAACATCAAATTGAAATCCTTCCGTCGTCAATACATCTACTGACTGTGGGCCAATAACAACCGCTAAGGATTCTGTAATCCTAGTTTTATTCATCAATTCCATTATCTAATCCTCAAACTTCTACTCTCTTGCAATACTGCGCCTTTGACCTTCTTGCCTGCATTCAACAATTCTTTGATAGCATTTTTGTCAGGTTTTTTCGTAATCACAAAATACTTTTTCGGTAATAACTCTTCATCAACTACAACGGATGGTTGATTTTTAGCCAGAGTTACAGTGAAAAGCAAAGTCTTAACTTTGTCATGTCCTGTGATTTCAAATGCACCTTGCAGCCCTGTTTTGAGTCGTGTGATGTCATTATCAATTGATTTGTAACGAGCAGTCAGACGGTCAATTTCTTCTTTGAGCTGTTTCTTCTCAGCTTCTTTGTTCTTGATGACCTTGACAGTGTTTTCAACCTTTTCTTCAAATTGTTCCGTCCAGTCAATAGATTCAAGCGTATCCAGCTTGGTTTCTTCATCAATACCTTCCATTTCTGCAATCTGCTTAAAGATTCCAGTTAGTTCATATAGTGTTGCCATTTGTAATTTCCTTCACCTTTCTTTGCAATTGTACTAGGCCAATCGCTGCCTTCGTAGTTTCTGGATCGCTATCAAAATACCTATTCTTGTTCATTTGGGCTATATCCGACCGATTAACACAAGCCAGGTTTGAGATGTCAACGTTAGTTTTGTCGCCATCCAAAAAGACTATTATATGCCCTTCTGGTACCGGTCCGTGATGTTCTCTCCAAACCAGCAGGTGCACCCGCTCCCAAACATTTGGATCCGCGATTTTAATCTTTAAATAGCCATCTGTGGTCATATTGACTGTTCCGACTGGATGATAGCTATTCGGAATTCTTCCCTTTTTGAATTGGCCGCTGTTTGGTGGCATGTTCGGAAATTTCTTGCCTTTATTATGCGGGATTAGACCTTTTTTAAAGTGACCTGTCAAACCTGAGTTTAATTTATTATTTCCTCGGAATCGTTTCATCTGAAGAGCTGTGAAAGATGTCCCAAAGTGTTTATTTACCAAGTCTGCTACTTCTTGAGAGGTTTTGCCCTTGTAATTTTCGAAAATGAAAACCTTCATCTCATCTGTATAGATTTTCTTACCCATGAGTTACTCCAAAAGGGCAATGCCGGCGCTGTTGCCAGTCTCTGCTTCCATTTTTTTTGCATCAATAGCCAATTTGCCAACCGACACTATTTGGCCAGCCACTGAAACCATGGCTTTGGACCGTTCGATTTCGATTTTCAGTTCATTTTCTGATAGTTCCCTATCATCCAAATATTCCAATTGAGCGAATAAGGTATCGGCTAGATTTGACATTTTATTTCTAACCATAGGCACCTCCTAAAATTTCTTCTTTTTCTGCGATACGTTGCAGACGTGCATTTTCATCAACCAACTGTTGATTGACTCGTCTGTATTCGCAATTTTCTTTATCAAGATCATTTACCATACCACGAAGAATGGCATTTTCACGCTCAAGTCGATCAATTGTCTTAGCTGGTAGGTCAATGCCATAGCTATCGACTTGATTTGTTCTAAACAACTTACTAAGCATGTCTGCCCCACTTTCTAGGCGTCCGAGTTGGTACCTCATCAGCAAACTGGATTGGTTCCCAATTGGCAAGTGTTTGTTGAGCACTAGATTTCTGCGCTAACCGATCGGCTTCGACAGCTCGTTCACAAGCCAGGGCTGTCAGTTGTTCCCTAAGCAATTTAGCTTCACGTTTCTTGCGTTGCTTTTCCGCCTTCCGCTGTTCTACTACTGCTGCCGTCAAAATCGGCAGAGCAAATACTGATACACTTGCAATAGCGTCAAAAATTGTTTCTGTCATTCTAAACTCCTAGTTGTTTTTTTATTTAAGCACTCCCCAGCGCCTTATTTCTTCATCAAGTGTTTTACTTCGTTAACATCTGCAAGACAGTACTTCTTGTACTTCCCTTGCTTGATAGACTGCAAGCCGAAGCGTTCCATTTTTTTCACTTCCTGCCACGAAATACCTTCTCGGTCCATCAATTCCTGTTGGGTAAGCCACACATCCTTGTTATGCATCTCTATCAGTTCTGAGACTTTATCAAACAAGTCATTTGCTATGGCTTCAATCATCGATTTATGATATTCTGCTATATCCATAGCTAATTTTTCCTTTCTGTGTTATAATTTAAGTGATTTTTTTAGTAAGCCACTGTTCCCGCAGTGGTTTTTTTGTTTTTCAAGCAACATCATCAGCCAAGAATTTATTGATAAAATACTGCTGACCTTTGCCAGTAACTTTTACAGTTTTGCTAATCGAGATATGACCGTCAGCATGTGTGATAGTCGTCTCTTTGATTTCAAACAAACCTAGTTCCATAGACTTCTGCGTTGGCATGTTCCAATCACTGCCCTTGCGCTTAATCAGATAGCCATTCTCGCGCAACCAAGCAAACAAGCGATTGGCACCGATTTTAAAACCGTTTTGACTGATTAGTTTTGCTAAATCACCAACCAAGATAGATGAGTGACTAGCACTCACAGCATCTGCAAACAGCACCTTAGGCTTGTCCGCCTCAATCTGTGCTTCCAACTGATGCACCTTCTTATCGGCCAATAGCAGAGCGCGAGCCATAATCTTCTCTGGACTGTTAAAGTCCTTTTCGACCTGGATAAAGTACTGCCGTACCTGCTTGCCTCGCTCAGTCCGTTGGATCATAGCAATTTCCTTGGCCATGTCCAACTTGATAACGTGGTCAACCGCTCGACGACCTCCCGTACTTTTTTCCAAATTTGGAAGAAAGTCTTGACCTTCGACAAAACCATACTCGGTCATTCGGTCAAACCAGGTTGTATAATTTGAATTGACACCCAAAGCCTCATGCAACTGCCGACCAGACACAACAGGCTCTTGATTGTCATTCACATTAACGTTTATAATTTCGTTCATAAAACTCCTTTCTAATGTGATAAAATTTGCTATAATTAAAATAAAAACGATTGGAGAACTGTTATGAAAAAGTATTTTGTTCCTGCGACAAACTGGAAGATGTTTTATCAATCTGTCCGCCCACTGCCAGAGCCATTTAACTCTGCTATGTACTCAGCTATATTTGACCATCTAGCAAGTGTTGCGCAAGACATTTTCCCTAATCTCAAAGACGAAAACATATCGATTATCTTCGCTCCATTTATCGACTGCCCATTGTCTTTTCCAGAAGACCATTTGATTTTCTTACACTTACAAGAAATCAATGAGCATTCTCAAGTTATTTACCAGTTAGGTCACGAGCTATTACACGCTTACTATAAATCGCCTTCTAATACGCCGATGTTTTGGCTTGAAGAAGTCTTGTGTGAGGTAGCTTCTCACCTTTTCCTACAAGGTTTTGCTCAAGAGTGGTCTAATTCTGCAAATTCGATAATTAAATCTTTCACAGACTTCACGCTTGAGTACAGCGAATTACAGCTTCAAGAAAGCGAACCTGTAGACCTTAAACAATTACCTTTGGACTACTTAAAAGATAATCCAACTGGAAATCGCAGGTTGAATACTTACATCGCTGCAATGATGCTACCAGTTTTTCAAAAAAGACTAGGTTTTCTAGCAGAGTGTCGGAAACTGTCAGAACTCTATGTAGTCGCTGACTTGAATACTTTTTTCGACAAGGCTTATAGCCATATTTCTCCCGAATATCATCTAGAGCTAAAGAAATTAGAAACGTTGTTTATCTAACGCCTTCTATCCCTTGAGGAGCATTTGACTGGACCTTGACACCGTCAAGGTCATTATCAGAGATACCCCTTCCTTTCGAAAGTGCATCGTTAATCAATGCCAGCACCTCTTTTTTATCTGTTTCTGTAAGATGTGGATATAACTGTTCTCCAAGTCTATCCACCCTTTCAGCAATATACGTCACAGTCCTCAGTATTTCATTGAGGGCTGTTCTTTCTAGTTCGTTCATCCCCTTCTCCTTTCCATAAATGCAGAGCTGTACCGCCCTACTCCTCTCTCAACTTCTCCGCCAGCACCAACCGCACATAGGCCGCCATCGACAGCCCCAGACGCTGGCACTCCACCCCCAACCGCTTCTTCATCTCAACCGACAAAGACACATGTATAGACGTCATGGTCACCCCTCCTTCCACCTGTTAGTTAAAGTTCTTGAAGAAGTCAAGAACTTTTTATACAAGTATTGTATAAAGTTTGACCAAAGACTGACCATTGGGGAAATAGCAGAGCTGGTGTGTTTGTTACCGTTTTGGTGACTTTCTTGGTAAAAAAATTTCTTGAATAGGTTTGTTAAAAAACTTACCCAAGAAAAACATTTCGTCTTGTGTAAAAGGTCGTTGCCCTTTTTCTTTCTGACGATACGCATTTTCAGAAATACCAATTTTGTCAGCCATTTCTTCTTGCGTTAAATTTCTTTCTTTACGCAAACCATACAACAATGTTTGCAATAATCATCACTCCTCTCTATGTAAATAAACCAATCAGCCACCAAATCAAGCCAACCAGCCCGACCAGTGCCAACAGATTAAGCAATAATCCACCCTTGATAGAGATAGTCGTCTTTGCCCTGCCATCCTGACTGACAAAGGTCTTTTCATAACTACCAAAGAGAATTTTTTTCCAACTCATAAGATACTCCTTGCGGGAAGTACAGCCAATGTGGTACACTATACCTATCCCTCTTACGAGGGAGGGAGACTCCTGCCCCCCTACTTAATCAAGCTACCACTCGATTAAGTATTTTACTCGAAGTCTAAACCAGAAGAATTGAATGTCAAATTCGATTTCTCTGCGTTTAGGCTTTTTTTCGTGTCTTGCCATCGGCTGTACCTCCTGTGTTATTAGGCTAATTCCTTAACCTTGACTTTATTATATCACCAGTTTGGTGACTTGTCAACACTTTTTTTGCGAAAAACACAAAAATGTTTCCTTTTCGGTGATTTTTTTGTTATACTACATTTAATAACAAAAGAGTAAAGGAAAAACATTATGGAATTAAATGTATATATCGGTCAAAAAATTAAAGACTTCAGAAAATTGGCAGGTATGACACAGACCGACCTTGCTCAACGTTTAGAAACAACAAAGCAAACAATAAGTAGGTATGAAAAAGGTGACAGAAAACCAGGTCAGGATACTTTATTCGAACTGACGGATATTTTTAAAGTAAGTATTGATGACTTCTTTCCGCCTACCATCCCCACCACAGCCCCTAACAGCCTCATAGAGCAGATTTCAGACAAGGTGGTACAATTAACCGAACCAAACCAGAAAAACGTGCTACGCTACTCTAGCGAGCTCCTAGATAAACAAAATACAGTAGCATACAGTAAGAATACAGTAAACGAACTGCAAGCCACCTACCACACCTACAACTATTACGACCAACCCGCTTCCGCTGGCACAGGTCAATATCTGAATGATGTAAAGGTTGAAACAATCGAATTACCTATTGAAGTGGACGCTGACTTCGTTGTCCCTATCTACGGAGATTCCATGGAACCAGAATACCACTCAGGCGATTATATATTCGTCAAACTATCCGTAGACCTATCTGACGGCGACATCGGAGTATTTGCCTATAACGGCGACGCCTATATCAAACAACTCCGCATCACAGACCAAGGTGCCTATCTTCACAGCCTGAACCCAGACTATGACAACATCCCAATCACAGCAGACACCGACTTCCGAACTATTGGAGAAGTCGTAGAGGTGTATAGGGAGAAACGACCCCTGTGGTGATTGAGGAGTTTAATACTTTGATTTGACAATAACGCAAGGAATAAAAATGTCATGAAGAAAGAATTTATTGAAAAAATTCAAGATGTGAAACTGTATCATAGCGATGATGCTAATACACCGCTTGGTGTCGCTTACGATATATCAAAATTTCCAGTAGATTTTGGGGTAACTTTTAAAGTATTCTTTTTTAACCTCGTACCCAATAAAGACTACGTGATTGTACTATATTACATTGCTGGCAACAAACCTGAAGAATTGCACCTGCTGAACAATGTCACTCTCAACGTCCAGTCCGGCGACATGATAAAATACCAAGACGGCTATGGGCTTGCATTCGGAACCTTCTCAACAATCTTTCCAATCGATCAGGAAGGAGAGTTAATGATAGTTCTTGAATTACGAGCTTTAGACAATATGGAAAGAATCTTGGATACCTATAGTACATACATCACGTTCGAGGAGAAAGCGAAATAATGACACTCGAAAAAGTAATCCCAATGAAAATAACCAATCCGAACAACTTATCTGTACCAGTACAGACTACACATGATATAATAGAATCAAGAAAACAACAGGAGGATTCTATTATGCCGCAAGAAACATACACAAAATCTGAAATTGATTTGAAGTTCGATAAAATCAGCACTGATATTCAGCATAGCTCGGAAAAATCGGATTTAAAATTTGATGCATTGACCAAACAAGTAGATTTAAAATTTGATAATTTTGAAAATAAGTTAGAGAATTTATTTGCTAATCTTAAAGTTGAGTTAGCCAATGAAAAAATAGAATCTCTAGAACAAGCTCGTAAAGATAAGCGAGAGCTTATTTTATGGTCTATAGGAACAGCAGTTGCTATTTTAGGAATACTCATTCCTTTAATTTTGAACAAATAAAAAATCCCCACACTCTCCTTACCATCGGCGAGGTTGTGGAGGTGTATAGGGAGAGGTAGGGAGGAAACATGGAACAATCAAAAATTTATAGAACCAAAGAAAAATTCGATAGCATAGTCAATCAAACCGAAAATGAATTCATTGATTACTGGTATGCCCGTGACCTTATGCCCCTGCTTGGTTACGAACGTTGGGAGAATTTTCATAAAGCTATCCAAAGAGCGATGAACTCCGTAGAAACCAGTGACACCAAGGTGTCAGATCATTTTCGTGAGGTCACGAAAATGATAACCATAGCCAAGGGCGGACAACGTCCAGTAACCGATTATATGCTTACTCGTTACGCTTGTTACCTTATTGCCATAAACGGAGACACTAACAAAGAAGAGATTGCCTTTGCTCAGTCCTATTTTGCAGTCCAGACCAGAAAGCAAGAATTGATTGAGGAACGACTCCACTATATTGAACGCACAGAAGCTCGAGGTAAACTCAAAGAATCTGAAAAACGCCTATCACAAAACATTTATGAAAGAGGTGTTGACGACAAAGGATTTGGACGTATTCGGTCAAAGGGCGACACGGCACTATTTGGAGGACATAGCACGCAGGAAATGAAAGAACGTCTTGGTGTCAAAAGCAACCGTCCACTAGCTGACTTCTTACCAACTCTGACCATCGCAGCAAAAAATCTAGCGACCGAGATGACAAATTACAATGTTGAAGAAAACAACCTCCATGGCGAAAAATCCATCACAGATGAACACGTTTTGAATAATACAACTATCCGAAACATGCTTGGACAACGTGGTATCAAACCAGAAGAACTCCCTCCAGCAGAAGACTTGAAAAAGTTAGAACGCAAAGTAAAACAACAAAACAAAAAACTTATCAAAGAAGCAGGGAAATTACCTTAAACAAAAATACTTTACAAAAATCAAAAAAAAGTATAAAATATGACTGTATTAGAGGTAAAGCCTCATAAAGTTTACATTCGGGATTTAGTCCCATACCGTACGGCAGTCATGTTTTTCATGGCTGCTTTTTTGCTATTTTACAAAAAAACAAAAAAATCCCCACACTCTCCGCCGACCAAAGCTTGAGTGTAGGGTAATTCCGTATAGTAAAAACCTACTTTGCAGTAGGTCTCTTTACTATACCCATTTTATCAAAATAGAAAGGGGAAATCAATGGCATATTTTAGAAAAAGGGATAACGGATGGGAATACCGTATCTCCTATAAAGCCCCAGACGGCTCATATAAGCAGAAATCTAAGTCTGGATATAGAACCAAGGCAGAGGCTGTTCAGGCGGCATCACAGGCTGAAATAGAGCTGTCTAGCGGCATTGTGGAAGATAAGAACATTACCCTTGCTGAGTACTTTGAAAAATGGATGCTTGTCCACAAGAAGCCTCATGTCGGACCAGAAACGTTTGGTAAGTATGAATACACCCTTAAACTGATTACTATATACTTTCACGAAACAAAACTCTCAAAAATAAATGCCACTTCCTATCAAAACATTATAAACGAATTGGCAAAATGTTATGTAAAAGATAGTGTCAAAAGGTTCAATTCGCATATAAGGGCAGCAATTAAAGTTGCTATCCACCAGGGAATTTTAAAAAAAGATTTTACCGAAATTGTCAAGATTTTCTCCGATGTAGAATCCAAGAAAGAGGAGGATAAATACATAGAGCTAGATGAATACGAACAAGTAATCACAGATTATCGAAAGACAATTAAGTACCAGTCCCACTTCTTCCTGTACACTATCGGAAAAACCGGACTTCGTTTCTCGGAAGCAGCAGGCATTACAGAGCCTATCGTTGACCGCGAAAATATGTGTTTACGAATCCGCAGGACTTACAAGGTTTACGGAAAGAAGAAAGGTTGGGGACCTACTAAGAATCCGCAATCAGAACGAGATGTGCCATTTGATAGTGAGTGGCTGAAAGCATACGACGAGTACATGAAAGTTGGATATATAGACAATCCAGATAAAAGATTGTTTACCAAATTGACAGGGACTGGCGAAAATAAAATTTTAAAGAAAAAGACACGTCAAACATTTAATGTACACGGCTTACGTCATACTTACGTTAGCTGGTTAATCTATCATGACGTGGACGTTGTGACCATTGCCAAGTTAGTAGGACACAAGGATGCAACTGAAACATTGAAAACATATTCGCACCTATTCAAGGCCAAACAAGAAGAATCATTCGACAAAGTCAGAAATTTAATGGAAAAATTTGGGGCTAATTTGGGGCAAGAAAGTTAA